CTAACTTACTGATTTCAATAATGCTCTGGTGCCGCTAGGTATGCTTTGGGGCATCTGTGGGGCAAAATCCGCGAGCCTCTGATTCAGCATTGCGATCTGCTCACTACTGCTGTCTGCCATCCACGCACCGTATACGTTGAAGACCATCTGGGCGCTCGCATGGCCCATCTGACTGGCAATGAAGCTGGGGTTAGCGCCAGCTGACAGTGACCAGCATGCATACGTGTGACGCGACTGATATGCTTTCCTGTGCCTTATCCCTGCTCGCTTCATCGCTGCGTCCCATAAATCACCTATCGAGTCGACTTTGTAGATGATCCCCACCTGCTGACATCTTCTGACCAGTTGAGGGTTGAAAACAAATGTACACTCGTGGCTCTCAGTTCTGCCGTATTCGCGCAGCTGAACATCGATTTGATGCTTTTTTCCAAACCTGGTCATTTCCGCCTGATTCCTCAGGACGCTGATCGCAGGCTGAATGAGGTGTATCACTCTGTTGGTACTGGCCTCAGTTTTCGGTAGAGTGAATTCACCCAGTTTTGTATAATTGCGCCTGATTGTTATTGTTCCAGCTTCAAGATCGATATCCTCCCAGGCCAGGGAGGTCAGCTCCCCATGACGGACCCCTGTGTATACTGCTAGTGACCACAGGTTTTTCGTCTGCTGATGCCGGCATGCATCAATCAGGCGAATAAATTCGTCACGAGTTAGCGGATCTGGCTCTGCCCTGGCTTTTTTGAGAGGCTTGATCCCGTCGAATGGGTTCGCCTCTAAGTAACCGTGATCTGCGGCAAACTGAAACATTCCGGCAATAGTTGTCATGTAATAATTTACGGTGACAACACTTCTTCCCTTTGCCGGGACCTTCCCCTTCATTGGCATCTGGTGACCGGTCAGTAAATCTTTCCTGATATACAGTAATTCCTCTTTCGTCACCGCCGACACCAGCCGATTACCCCCGATCCTTGGCACCATATTCCTTGTGACCGACTCATAACGGTTGAGTGCGTTCGCGCAGATTTCCATTCTCTTCAGATCCAGCCACTTTTCGGCAAGCTCTGACACTGTAATTTCTTTCTTCCCCACCCCAAAAGTCTTGAGGTTAGGGGAGTCCGGAAACTGTGCCGCGTACTCAAATGTGCCTGTTCTGATGGCAAAACATACCGATGTCCGCAGTTCCCCGGCGATCTTCCTGTTCTTAGCGGTGTCAGGGACACCGAGGCTCTCCCTGACACGCTTACCTTTGAAATTAAACCAGATGCGCAATGTGCCACCGTGGTTTTCGACGCCTGTTGGATATGTAACTCTATCCATTGATTCCTCCAGACGCCCAAGAGCGATATGAGATTACCTTTTTCATGGCCTCAGATCACCCAGGCTGTTTGTTTTTCATTGAGGCCACCCACGCATCGACCGCTTTACGGTTGTACATGCACTCGCTGGAAGGTTTCGGATTTCCGTCCGGTGAAACGTGCACATATTCCCGCCCAACCATCCAGCATTCTTTTCTGGCCCGGAGGATGGTTCCGGGCTTGAGCCCGGTAACCGCAATCAGAACCTTTTCGCTAACCCAGTCATTCGGTACCAGAAGAACAACGTCGCTCATAATCACCTCACACTACATCCAGGCCACAGCAGTGGCACCACACTTCAAACATCCGCTTAACCACTTCCCGGCAATAAAGCCCCTGAATATCCCGTGTCAGGTCGTAGCGGTTTCCGTATCGCTTACGAACCCATATTTCAAAAGCTGTATTCATCGTGCCGCCTCCCTGATTGCAGTTCTGTAAGCGCGTAATGCATCACGGCTTTTACCAGAAATAACCGTTTTCAGGATGAAAGTTCCGTGCCGTGAACTCACTACGGCTGGCACCAGAAACAGAGTGTTTTCAACTACCCTGTTATGCTTCCGGTACTCGAATACGGTGCTGGAGATAACGATATTTGCTACAGCGCCATAGTCTTGGTATTGGATTTTCATTCAGCGTACCCCGGCAGGCTTTGTTGCTTTGAGTTCGTCACGTTCTTTGACGTAGCGCTCGTGCATCGCGTCCCATTTTGCACACCATTTCTCCATTTCTCGCTTGCGCGCCAGGATACGACGCAGACGGCGAACACAACGCTGGTGGGCGGCCAGATACTCCGCTTTTGTTTCCCCATCTCGCCATACCTCCATATCATCGCGATCAATACGCACCCTCGGGTGACGCTGCGGAAAACCAGAACGCTCAAAAGCCTCGGTGGTCATGAAGAAAGCCAGATAGCGGATCGCCGTATCTCGCGTGAAGCATTTTTTGATACGTCTGTGGCGTACCGCCACGTACAGTGGGCCAACTGGCGTACCATGTTTCTGTAATGCCAGGTCAATCATGCTTACGGTGCGTTTATCGTTCATTTCCGGTCCTTAACTTCGTTGTATCGTTCGTGACTCATAACTTCCCAGTTCTGTCCTCCATCACGTGAAAGCAGCCTCCACCGAAGGTTCACTTTAAGGCTGAGGTAACCAGTCCGACGCATTCGCCGCGGTGAAATCCGCTGCTGCCGGAATTGCAGGAGAATCTTCACTGCCTGAAAGTGAACCCACTCAGGAATTCGTATCGCTGTCAGTGCCACCAGCTACCTCCTCAAATCTCAGCTCCATTTCGCGCGCCATTTCGATAAACGTGGCCAGTGAGCAAATGTGCTCGTCGTCGAGCAGCCGGCGGTCGCATATCACCCTCCCGTTCTCGATGTGCAGAACTACCCGCCCGGTAAAATCAGGGAGGACATTCAGATCCACGTTCAACACGGGGCGGGGAATCTGCATGCCCTGAAAGAGCATTGTTTGCTGGTTATTCATGGCTGGCCTCCGGGGTAACTGGTTTCTGCTTTTTGACGAACTCAACCAGCTCAGAAATGAGCTCGTCGATTAATTCCTTTCCGCTATCTGTGAGGAATTCACCGCTGCCATTAACATCAACAGAGCTGCTGTAAATTCCCTTAATAGCTTTTACGCCTTCGACATTCCCATACTCACTAATCGCAAGCCTTTCGAATTTTCGCAATAATCCATCGAGAAGAATCTCTGTTAACTCGACCGTATTAATACCGCCTTTATTGAGCTTAATAACAAGGCAGTTACTGCCTGTTTTACGTTGGTGGCGTAATAACGCTGCCTTTAAAATTCGGCGTCGGTAGGTTTCAATTACGTTGTTTTTCACGACGTTCAAACTCCGAATCCATCCACATTGAAACCTGAGCCGACAAGTCAAGGCAGAGGCCAGACAGAGAAATTATTTGCTCGATATCCATATCAATAATATTGGAGTTAATTAATTCCATTAATTGATACAGGTTATCTGCTGTGTTTTTTGCGGTTTCTAGAGAGCTGTCTTTACTGAGCATATTCAGACCCCGTAAGCTTTGCGCATGAAAAGGTTAGAGATATGGCGGTATTCCTCACCATAGGTCGCGAAGAAAAGCCGTGCTGTTAAATACGCAGATTTATCTTTGATGAATGTCATTTTTAACCTAATCCTGTTTTCAGGTTGCAGGAAGCCACACCAGTGAAGGTGTTATTTGTTTTATTGTTTAGCGTTACTTATTGAATTCGATCTTGTCCGCTTTAGAGCTAATAATGCTCTGCATTTCATCCAGTTTTTGGGAGACGAGACTTAAAACCCCAATTGAGTTTGATTCTGTTGGTATATCATCCATTGAATTATAAACGGCAAGCTTACAATCGCCGATATCACAAGCCCAAGAGTTAAGTTGATTAGCTAGCGCTGTTAGCGACTCTAATTTTTGTCCCCGTTGACATTCAGCTCCAGCATGGATGCTAAGTTGCTCCACATACTCGTAAGCAGTTTGGCTGGTCTTTAGCATAGAACGAATCAGGCAGGCAATTGTGTTATCGGCTTCCGGTGAAAATTCATTTATGCGGTAAATAACCTCCAGTAACGAAGCATTCTCAGTGATTTCCGCAGCAATATCATTTAGCATTTCGATTGGATTTTTCATTATCGTTTATCCCATTCATTTTTATGGGCCTCGTTTGCATAGTTGCAGACAAACGCGAGAAGAATGTCGCTAATTTCTCTATACTCGTCATCATCAACCGCCGATAACAAACTAGCTGCTTCAACAATCAAGGACATATTCTTGAAGGCATCACAAGGATGGATGGACAACCCCTTAAATGTTTTTATCTTCTGAGACATTTTCTATCACCTCTGAGTTGATTTGATAGAATGATGATAGAGCCTGCTATTGGCCTTTGCAATAGGTATTGCTATTTAAATTGCTATTGATTTTTATGTCATTGATATCAAAAATAAAAAAAATATATTGCTGATGTGTTTGTAACAGCACGGTAGAAATAATTGTCCTTTAGACAGTGATCTACCAATACATGAGATATCGGGAGTTGGAGCATCGAAGCTTGAGAATAAAATGGACTGTGAAAGGGCGAGATACTCGCAGAGAGAAAGAGGGTAGGAGTTCCGATCAGGTAGTCGCCCGCCTGGTTGACTGGTGGTTACTATTGTGGGGGCACATAGAAAACCCGGCGCACTGGCCGGGTTAAGAATCTACTCAGCTTGTTATGCGTAAGTTTTTATTTTCATTTGCATTATTCACCCATGCTTCCTGTAGGTCTGCGGCATGCTGCCGATCACCTTTCCGAAGATGAAAATTTTGTTCATCTCTTCCTTCTCGATTGGGTCCCATGGTAGATAGGTATGGTTGTCAGAGATAACTAAGAGTTTGTCTTTCATCTTTTGTAAGCGCTTAACATGCGATGTGTCATCGTAGATGAACGCGTATATACCGTCGCCGTCGAAATGCTGAACGCTGATATCGACGAAGAGTAAGTCCCCTGGCTCTATGGTGCCAGACATGCTATCACCTCGAACGTTGATGATGCGTATCTGCTCCTGTTTCCGGCCATTAAACATTTGACGGGCATCTTCAACTGAGTATTCCACGGAGCGCAGCACCTCCACGAATTCGCTGTTAATTATGCCCGGGCCAGCACTTACGGTAAGGTCGAGTACGTCAACTCTGAAGATGGCTGGATCTTTTTTGTTATTCATCGGTGGGGGTGGTTGTTGGTCGTCACCCCTCATTGGTCCAGTACCGTTTGATAGCCACTCCGAACGAACACCCAGGGCATTAGCTATTTCAACGATTTTAGTTGTGCCTCTAGCATTTCCAGATGTTATTCGCCATATGGTTGGTTGTGCCATATTCGCCGCTTTGGCTAACTGACCCTGGCTCATGCCCATCTCATGCATTGCGTAGTTAAGTCTGTCAGCTAGCGTCTTAAGTGTTCTCTCTTGCATATTTATAGCCTCCGCTATCACATTCTAGTCAAGCATGATAAACAAGTCTATTGCTCATTCCAATAGCAAATGCTATCATAATTTCGATAGCAACTGAACGGGATTAGCAAAAAAATGAAATCAGCAATTGAAAGAGCTATTGATGCTGCTGGAGGAGTAAATGCTCTAGCTCGCGCTATAGGTGTAAAACAACCCTCTGTCTCTCGCTGGAGAAAGGTTGGTGTTGTTGGGGTGGAACATGTGCCTGATGTTGCGGCCTTTACTGGGATTTCCGCCCATGAACTGAGACCTGACAAACCAAAATTATTCCCGCACCCGGGCAATGAGGTGTGATATGTCGCACTCGATCACTACCGAAAACCAAGTTAAGCCATTGGATATCGATTATCGCGATCCGCGCGGTGTGATTGTGCATGTCACCGGCTGGAATCGGGATAAACAGCAGGTGTACTTCACCAGGCAGAATTATCCGCATGAATGCATGCAGCCTGTCTGGAAGTTTCAAAATTATTTCAGGAGGGTTGTGGAGTGAGCAATTTCTTACAGCTCGTTGATCGTCCAATAGCCTTTCAACGGTCCTTCGTTCGCCTTGGCGTGGGTATTACAGGTGCATTGCTATTGTCACAGATTGTCTATTGGCAGAACCGCATGGAAGGGAATTGGTTCTACAAAACCCAGACAGATCTCGAAGAAGAGACTGGATTAACGCGTTACGAACAAGAGGGAGCGCGTAAAAAGCTGGTTTCCTGTGGCGTACTGGAAGAAGCAAAACGTGGCATCCCAGCAAAATTATATTTCAGAGTAAACCAGGAGCGCTTGGAAGAACTTCTACTTGGCGAAAACCAGCATGCAGGTATGGGGAAAACCAACAAACAAGGATGCGGAATTTCCGCAAACAGTGATGCGGAAAACCAGCATGCAGGTATGGGGAAAACCAACGAGCAGTCATGTGGAAATTCCGCATCCATTCATACAGTAGATTACCAGGAGACTACACAGAAGATTAATACAGAGAATAAATATCTTGGTGCATCGGCTGAAGCCGACACACCGAAAGTGAAATCTTCAACTGATTATTCTCCTGCATTTGAAGAAGCCTGGCAGGCATACCCAAAACGTAGCGGTGGAAATAACAAGCTAAGCGCATTCAAAGCCTGGAACGCACGTATTAAACAGGGCGTAAAACCAGAGACGATGCTGGAAGGGGTTAAGCGCTACGCAGCTTTCATGGCCTCTGAGGGAAAGATCGGTACTTCGTTCGTCAAGCAGGCGGCGACGTTCTTCGGGCCGGATAAACATTTCGATGAACCGTGGCTGGTAGAGACCCAGGAAAACAAAGTCCCTACCCGACAAGACCAGTCTCGCTACGAGTGGTACGCAAAGTCTGATGACGGCTCTGCCGAGGTGTTTATCAATCAGTCAGCGATCGATCGCATGAACCGTGGCGGGTATCGCCCATGAAAATACTCCTCAAGCGTGTGCTGGTGGCCGGATATAACCACGGCGTTCTGTGCGAGGGATTTGTGAGATGGTTTTTTGTTAAATTCGATTTACGGAGTTTGTGAGTTATGAGCCCAGCTGAACTATCAGAAAAACTATGGGATAACGCTGAACGCGTCGCTAAGTTTCTCCTTCCGAAAGGACATCTGGAGGGGAAGGAGTGGTGTGCTGGCAATACGAACGGTGACTCAGGCAAAAGCCTCAAGGTCAATATCGGCGGTAAAAAATCATGGGCTGACTTTGCCAGCGGTGACAGCGGTGACCTGCTGGATCTCTGGGTGTTGGTTCGTAACTGCCAGCTGCATGATGCAATGCGAGAGGCGAAAGAGTTTCTTGGCCTGAAAGATGACGACCACCACTTCGAAGCGAAGAAAAAACTGTTCTCTCGTCCGACGAAAAAGGGCGTTAAATCGGCCAGCAAATGCTATGACTACCTTGCTTCACGTGGAATTACCCGTGAAACAGCCGATCGCTTTAAGGTAACAGACGCGGTGGTCTGGTATCACGACGAAAGCCGCGAGGTACCAGCAGTGGCATTCCCGTACATCCGGAATGGTGAACTGCTACAGGTAAAACGTATTGGAACCGAAAGGCCAAACGGCAAAAAACTGATTATGGCTGAAGCTGATTGCGAACCATGTCTGTTTGGCTGGCAGGCTCTGGATAAAAACACCCGCCTGGTAGTTCTGTGCGAAGGTGAGATTGATTGCATGACCTTTACGCAGCTTGGCTATGATGCCCTGTCTGTTCCCTTTGGCGGTGGCAAAGGGGCCAAACAGCAGTGGATTGAATATGAATACCATAACCTCGATCGCTTCCAGGAAATTTGGCTGTGCCTGGACAACGACAATGTAGGCCGTGAAGCTGCAAAAGAAATCGCCAGACGTCTTGGGGAACATCGTTGCCGCATGGTTGAACTTCCCCACAAAGATATCAACGATTGCCTGATGAACGGCATGGACAGCGACTCCATTCTGGAATACATGGAGCGCGCCAAATTCTTCGATCCCGATGAGCTTTGCTCAGCAGGGGACTTGCTTCAGGAAACTATCGAGGCATTCGAACATCGGGATACCGGTCTGTTTACAAGCCCATGGGCTTCGCTGAACAACAACTTTAAGTTCCGTGCCGGTGAACTGACCCTCGTTAATGGCGTTAATGGGCATGGAAAAACAGAGCTCGTTGGACATATCGCGATTGATGCGATGAGTCAGGGCGTCAGGACGTGTATTGCTTCTCTGGAGCTTAAACCAGGCAAAATGCTTGCCCGACTCACGCGGCAAACCATCTGCACTTCCTCACCGAAACGTGAAGAAATCATTATGACCAACGAATGGTTTTCTGACCGCCTTTGGGTATTCAAACTTACCGGAACTGCCAAAGCAGACCGGCTTCTTGAGATTTTTGCCTATGCCCGGCGTCGCTATGGCATTGAGCTGTTCATCATAGATAACCTGGCTAAATGTGGCTTAGACGAAGAAGACTACACAGGTCAGAAGGACTTCATCGATACGCTGTGCGACTTCAAGAACGAGCATAACTGTCACGTCCTGCTGGTTACCCACGCCAGAAAAACAAACGACTCCGCTCCAACAGGAAAGATGGACGTAAAAGGCACTGGCGCCTTAACCGACATGCCCGACAACGTTATGGCCGTCTGGCGCAACATTCCCCGTGAGCTGGCGCAGAGAAAAGCGGATCGTATGGGTTATGAGAGCCTCGACAAAGACGAACAGGCCGCGATCAATCTCCCCGCTTCAATGATTCGTTTGTTGAAGCAACGAGAAGGGGAAGGGTGGATCGGTGACATCGGAGCTAATTTCGACTCTCGCTCTCACCAGTTCCTGGAAGGCGAGAAAAAACCATTTAACTACCTGGTCGGTAAGCCGCAAAGCGAGCTTGATCTCGAGTGGGAAGCCAGCAACGTAACGAGGGTTTGAGATATGGAACTTGAAGCATCACTAAAACACTTTAGCCCTCAGGGAATGCAGATCAGCGACGACGTGAAGGGAACTTCTCCGGACCGCCTTACAGGAACAGACGTAATGGCGGCGATTGGTACCACCAGCAGCCGTGCGCGCTTCGGCCTGGCGGCGTTCTTCGGTAAAGCGGGAATCAGCAAAACGGATGAACAGCTCGCAGTTCAGGCGCTGGCGCAGGTTGCTATCAAAAACGCTCCTAAAAATGTCCGCAAAGCCGCTGGCGACAAGCTCGGAGCATGCATGTTGACGCTGGCGCAGTTTGCCTTTGCTGATTACTCCCGTTCGGCGGCTACCAGCGTGACATGTCACAGTTGCAGCGGTACCGGTTTTATCTCCGGGAATGAGGATGTGGTTAAACATCCTGGTATCTTCGACGATGACGGTGCCGAAGTGGTGGCCCCGAAGATTAAAAATGAGCTGGTGAAAAGGGTTTGCGAAACCTGCGGAGGGAAAAAGGTAATCCTTGCGCGGTGCAGATGCGGCGGTAAAGGTGAAGTGCTGGATCGCAAAGCGACCAAAGAACGTGGCGCACCGGTTTTCAAAACGTGTGAACGTTGCTCTGGTAATGGCTTCTCTGCTATCTCCTCGGCGACGGTACACCGTGCCATTCTGAAGCGTCTCCCGGACCTCCATCAGTCCTCATGGTCACGCAACTGGAAACCCTTTTATGAAATGCTGGTGGACACCCTGCGCCAGTGGGAGCGTCACGCGGCAGTAGAATTTGAGAAGGCAACAACTTATTAATAGGATCGGAGCAAATGGCGACACTTTTTTGCACGTTAGTGTTGACTTTGCATAAAAATGTCCTGTATGCTTCTGATTATGGAGTATAGCGCCTGTAGATAATTAACCTCTAAAAGCCCGCCACGTTGCGGGTTTTTTTGTACCCGTATTTCCTGCGCACCGCCCGCGCATTCATCACGTCGAACCAATCCATTTGAAATGAGCCTTTGAGGAAGTCGGTTAGCGCTGGCGAGCCTCGACGGGCTGGTTTCCTGTGCGGCAAAGGTTCATTTCAAAGTAAGGCATACGCATATCATGAGCATCACCCAAGAACGGCTGAAAGAGGTTCTGAAGTACGACCCTTTGACTGGTTTATTTGTTTGGATCAAGCGAACAAACTCACGGTCTACGCCTGGCAAAATAGCCGGGAACGCAGATACGTACGGCTATATCCAGATAATGATCGATAAGAAATTAATTTTCGCTCATCGGTTGGCTTTTTTGTATATGGACGGTGCGCTGCCGCCGGCTGATAAGTGTGTCGATCATATCAATGGCAATCCCAAAGATAACCGATGGGACAACTTACGTATCGTTACCCAGTTTGTTAATCAACAGAACAGACACAAAGTTCGAAAAGGGGCGAAGTCCAAGCTGATTGGAGCAAACTGGTGCAAAGCTCGCGGCGTATGGCGTTCCGCTATTCGCATCAACGGGCAACGTAAAGAGCTCGGTAGTTTCCAAACTGCGGAGTTGGCTCACGAGGCTTACATGAAAGCTAAAGCTGAAATGTGTCGTTAACGCCTACACGACACCAAACCCGCCTCAGTGCGGGTTTTTTTATGTCCGAAATTCTTCGCGCCACGCTCGGCGCAATTCAACCACAGAGCCTTTCAGGGGTGAGCCATAGGGAACGGTCGGTGTGACTGTCTCTGTGGGCTGATCATTCCTGAGCGCTGGCTCACCCGCTAAAAGGAAAGTCACTATGTTCGGTATCTTTAAAAAGAAAGCACGTAAAGCTGTTGTCGAAGTTAAGAAAATGGAAAACCGCGACGCGGTTGAAGCTACGGTGTGGGGTGCTTACTCCATTGCGTATGCCGACGGCACATGCGACGCGAAAGAAATCGCCACTCTGGAAAAAACTATTTCAGCATTGCCTGCTTTCGCACCGTTCGCTGGTGAGATCGCACAGATGAGTAGCAATATCCGTGCTCGCTATGAAGCTTCGCCGCGCTCTGCTAATGCACAGGCGCTGCGCGAACTGGCTGACGTTGCCGGCACAAACGATGCTGTTGATGTTCTTTGCCTGTGCCTTGATGTCGCTGACAACGACGGCATCGGGGAAGAAGAAGAGAAGCAGCTCAAGAAAATTGCTCAGGCGCTGCAACTTCCACTGGATCAGTACCTGTGATCGGAAAACTGCGCTGGGTAGCCGCCGGGGTATTGATGTTCCTGGTGGTTGCCATCGACTTCACCAGCAAAATGATGTCCATTCTTGCTGATGGCGTGCTGGTAGCCGGGGTAATTGCTTTACTCTGGCCCCTGTTTAAATCCAGTAAATAA